GCCAGAATTCCAAAGAACTGTGTTGTACTCAGAAACAGGGTCAGTTTTGCCAAGAGTTGTGAGAGAATTCTCAATGTACCAACCACCTGGACCTTGGAATCCGTGAGACCAGATTTGAACCCAAGGAAGACCATCTTCACCGTCGACTGCTGGAGTGTCAAGGAAACGAATTACTGCGTATCCATTGCCAGCGGCATCAACTTCTGGTTGCCAGAAACGTTCATCGACGTTCTTGCCACCACCATTACCTGCTGAAGATGCTTCAACTGCCTTCTTCAATTTATCAAGGGATGAACCCTTCTTAAGACTTGATAGACTCATTTGTATTCTCCGTATAGCGTTGTATTAATGTATATCGACTTGTCCACTTTTTCATCATCACAATAACATTATATAGTATTTCAGTCGCCAAGTAAAGTTTCTTTTGTGAGAATTTTATACTTGTCGACGTTCACAGCAAGAAAGGCTCCATACTTGCGAATCTTTCTTGACATTTTGGGGTAGATGATATCATCAGAAATCTTCTTGTCCCAAATTCGAATAAAGTCAAAGATGTTATTGAGAATAACCATCGTCTCAATTGTCACATCCTTTTGGAGAAATGCAATTAACAGTTTTGGAAACTGCCCATCTTCGACTTTAAATAAATCATTGAATGTTTCTTTTGTTGCGATCTTTTGCAAGTCTTCAGTATAGACTTTACTCATCGAATCCGTTCGTCGTTTCCATTCTCGATATGTTTGTTCAGCCTCTTCTTCAAGTAATGACTTGGTCCAATTATCATCAGAGTGAACAAAATTAGCAACCAGAAATGGAACCATCTCATCGTCTCGATACTTGCGCGCCAAACGATGAAATAGAAATTTGTCACGGCGTTTTTGAAATGCATCTATCGATACTCGTGTTTTACCATCATAGTGAAAGAAGTTATATTGCTCTGTGCTAAAATGCAACTTGATGGCTTGATAGGTGCAATATAGATCGTATCCGTTCATAACGGAAGTCTGCTACCTCGCGGAAGAAATCTTAATTCCATCGCCTCACCTTCAATAATGCTTTTTAAAGATTCATTGATAAGTGTTGCGGCAACTTCAATTTCAAGATTATTTTTCTCACAATATGTTGCAATAGCATCCATATGATCGATCCTTTCTTTGAGAGCCATTTCCATGATCATCATAGAGAAATTGTTCTTTTCTTCTCGGCTTGCCATATTAGATCTCATATGCATTCAAGGAATTGTTCAACTGTTGAGTTACACGAATAAATGTCGCTCTCTTACTCAACTCCTTCAACTCACTTGCTCCAACATAAGTACATGCTGAACGCAGACCACCCAAGATATCTTGAAGTGTTCTACTCACCTCTCCACGATATGGAATCTCTACTGTCTTGCCTTCGCTTGCGCGATAGTTTGCAACTCCACCGTTATGAAGATCCATGGCTGTCTCTGAACTCATACCATAGAATTTATTGTCGCCAAATGGACTCGATCCACCTTCTTTGTGACCAGCAAGCATTCCACCAAGCATCACAAAATCGGCTCCCGCAGCAAATGCCTTCACAATGTCTCCAGGAACGGTACACCCTCCGTCCGCTATAATATGACCCTTGAGACCATGAGCAGCATCTGCGCATTCAATAACTGCACTCAACTGCGGGTAGCCGATGCCTGTCATCTTCCGTGTTGTACAGACTGAACCAGGACCAATACCAACTTTCACAATATCAACACCTGAGAGAATTAATTCCTCTGTCATCTCTGGTGTGACGACATTACCAGCCATCAAAACGATATTCGGATACTTGTCTCGAAATCGTGTAATAAAATCTACGAAACTTTGTGTGTATCCATTTGCAACGTCAACACAAACTCTCATGTAAGGATTCTGAGCAACGCTGTACACAAACTGGAATTTCTGTAAATCAGAATCAGAAATGCCTAGAGAGTAAATGCTGCTGCTCAATTTTTGCTTGAAGTGTTCACCCAATACATCATTATCATAATGCTTTGTTACAGCAACAAGACAATCATGTCTGCTGAATTCTATATCCATCTCAAATGTGCCGACGCCATCCATATTTGCAGCAATGATTGGTACACCAGACCAACTATTTCCACTACGAAATGTAAATTCTCTTTTAAGTCTTACTTGGCTTCGAGAAGAAAGAGTTGATCGTTTGGGTGTGATCAATACATCTTTGTAATCGAGTTTCACATCTTCAATTATTCGCATAAAGCCTCAATGATAAAAAATATGCTGACCAATCTTCTTAATCACTCTTTTGCTTTCTGCCCACTCAGGCTCAACATAAGTTGCATGAAAGTATTTTGCAGATCCAATTATACCATAATGGTGTTTGGAAATCAATATATTCTCCGCAATCTTGATTGATTCATGCCATGCGTCACTATTGCGATAAACATGTTTCTTGCCTTCACAAACCCAAGAGAACTGGCAAGTACCACGAACCTTTTGGTGAACAACACCACAAACTGTTCTTGGGAATTGTCGACTCTTGACGCGATTCATGGTGACTTCAGCCACAGCAATCTTGCCAGCACGAGGCTCACCACCTGCTTCGAAGTAAATGTTGCGCGCAAGGCATTCAACCTCTCGCATCACTGCTTGCTTTTTCTCATAGGAAAGATTTAGAAATTCGACTTTGCGATTCAAAGTTGCGAGTTCTGTAGTCAAAAGTTCATTTGTAATTTGCTGGGCGTCTATTTTATTCTGCATACGATCTACCATACTAAATGGAACGTATAGAATAAAGAATAAAAATGCGAAAAGCCCACCCCGAAAGAAAAGGGTGGTGGTTCGCACCACCACCCCAGACCTTTCTGTTACCGAGCGGTCAACTCTTTGTACTCAATGTGCTTATTAAGCAGCGAGAGCCATAGGTGTAAATGAATCATCGTTTGCATTTACGTTTTTTGCGCTGATTAAGTCAGTCGCCTCACTGGTTGCTGTCAGGTTATTACTTGCCCTGTCGAAGCCAAATTCATCCCCATAGAAAGTATACTGAGTGTCCGATACAATTCGGCTCTTAACACTTTCGTGCCAGTATACTTTTGGTGGAGATGTCGGGGGTCGAACCCGAGTCCAGAACACCTTTAATTGTCAGTTTACAACCATTAATCAACTAGAAATTGCGACTTTGTCTGCTCGTTCAGAGACTTTTGTTGCTGCTCTAAATGAGCCTTATATTGCTCATTAGTCATAGCATGAAGTCCAACGCAGTAGCCAGTTGGACTACGACCACAACTACACGGATATTGTTTCACTTCGGACATAGTATACCTCGTTTGTTTACAAAAAGGTAGTATTATTTAGCCGTTCAGAACTCTTGAGACTGATGTTACGACTGCTGCAATACGACCAATGTCGCGAAGATTCTCAACAGTCATACCTTCTTTCAATAGAGTATCATAATGAGCCTTGACGCAGAAGTGGCATTTCCCGACGATTGAAGCGGCGAGAGAGTATGCTTCGAAATTCTTCTTTGTCGTTCCACCATGACTCATGATACCATTCATACGCAAACCCGCTGGCAATCCTTTGAGTGCTGGATCATTTACCATCTCAACATATGGATACCAAACATTATTTTGCGCCATGATTGTAGCAGCAGTCAACGCAGCATCGGCTTCTTTGCGGTCATCGATTTCTGCGTCAATTGCTGTTGATAATCTGCCGTTGCCTGTTGCGAATGATGCAGCAAGCGCACATCCCTGTGCTACCAATGGATCAAGGGAACTGCGAAGGAGAACCGCATCAAGGTTCAACTTTGTGTCCTTTGCGTATTCTGGTAGACCTTCTTTAATTACATTGACCCAATTCATTATTCTTCCTCATCGATTTCTTTACTTTCAAATAAGTCTGTTTCAGACCCACAATGAGGGCATGCCCAATCATCTGGTAGATGTTCAAATTTGCCATATACATCTTCTTCATAGACGTATCCACAAACTTCACAGACTTTTGCTTTCATATATTAAGCATTCTTTGGTGTTGCTGAGCAGCGCGAGAAAAGATATTCTTTTGCTGTGCGCATTTCAGAATTTGTTAAGAACCCATCATTGTTCTTATCAGCACGAGCAAAAAGGCTTGCTGGCACTGAGCAGAAACGATTGATATCTTCGAACGAGACTTTGCCGTCTTGATCGAAGTCATA